TCCTCACTCGCGGTGGCGAGGATGCCGTTACGCCACGTCACGAAATCGCCAATGGCCACCTTGCCCGAGTCGCGCACGCGGCGAATCTTCTCCCCGTAGGCATTGACGATGGCGGCCTTCTGCTGCTTCAGGTCTTCGATCTGGGAGTTGATGGGGGCCAGTTGAGCCCGGATTGGTTCCGCGGTGTCGTTGGCCGCTTTGATGGCGGCGGAAATCTCGTCGGGTGTCATCGTGTCTTTCTCCTGGTTAGGTCGCCTGTCTTGCCTGCGCCACGTCGGACGGCGTGACAGTCCCGCCGACTTCCAATAGCCCCTCTTGGAACATTTGGTCAATGCGATTGCCGGCCTGAGTCATCATCGCGGCCACGACTGGCGCGCTCGCAGACTCAGCCCCGAATAGATCGATGACGCCATCGACGATGTTCCCGTGTACGAACGGGTCGATCTGTTGCAGTGGCAACACTGCGGACAGGTATCGTTCCTGCTGTTCCGTCAATGCTTGGTGTTCGAGCGGCTTGATCGCGTTGAACAACGCAGCCGTTGACAACGCGCGCCGCTTGACTTGGAGCGGCGCCGTGGTGCTCACTGCATTGAGCAGGTCTGCATTCGTTGCGTCGTGCGCTGCGTCGTTAACAAGGCCCAGCGTCTTCGGATCGTTGGTCAGTTCCGCTTTCAACGCCAGTAGGTCTGCACTAGATCGGGTCATGATTTGTTCCTTTAGTTAGTCATTCTGCCGCGGTGGCTAGCCCGGCGAGTTCAGGTCGCAAAGCCAGTAGCCACTCGTGCTCGTAGCATCCCGCCACACGGTGGGCCCGGGCGTAGGCCCACTTGCCAACGGCCATCAGCCGGTACTCAACCACCTCGTGCAGCAGGTCGTGGGCCTTGTCGATCGCACTGAACGACCAGTCCACGAGGATCTTGTCGGCTGGGACGAACGCCCACCGCTCGCTGTTGCCGGCCACGACCAGGTCGGGGGCGTTGTACTTGACCATCATCGCCGTCATGTCCACGGCCCAGCACTCCTGGCCGTCAACGACGCCTAGCCGCGTACCGCGAACACCGGGCTCGTACTCGCCGGCCTGGGTAGGGTCGAGCGGCGACGCCAGTCGGGGTAGGGCCAAGATCTCGGCCTTGACCTGAGCCAGCCACTCCGGTGTGATGAGCGTGCCGGCCATTGCCATGTCCTCGCCGGTCGGCTCCTGCTGACTCCGGGCATCGTGCGAGGATTCCAAGAGGCGCAAGCCGTCGTCGCCAAACTGCTCGATGAACAGACGGAACCACTCTTCCTTCTGCCGCGGCTCGTCGTCCTTGGCGAACGGCCTGGCCGTCACCTTCTGCGGCCGGCTCGGCTGGTTGGGCCGCTGGGCGAACGTACTGCCGCCGCCTGGCTGCCCCGGAGGCGACTCGGCCTCTGCCTTCTTCTTGATCCAGTCCAACTCCTCTGTCCGCTCTTGCTTGACCTGGGCCCGCTGCTCGTCGGGGGCGAGGTTGTTGCGGATCGCCCACTCCTTCAGGCTGAGCACGCCTTTCTCGTTGAGTATCTGGTCGGCCTGCGTGTCCTGGCTGCGATTGCGGCCCACAAGCGAGGGCGCCTCGATGTCGATCTTGACCTTCTCCAGCGTGTCGGCAGGTAGCCGGCCGGCGTCGATCGCCACCTTGATCGCTCGCTCCAGCACCTTCAGGTCGTCCGCGATCTGGTCCGTCTGGATCGACTGGAACGTCCGCACCACGGGGCCCTCGGCCACCATGCCGTTCGCGTAGGAGGTTGTCGAGCAGTCGGCGCTCACTATGTACTCGGCCATGCCCAGTGCGGCGGCCACGGCCCGAAGTTCCGCCTGCACGGCAGCCACGATCTTGTCCGTGTCCACGTGCTGGCTGGGGAACTCGTAGACGGCCTGGTCGTTGGTGTCCAGGATCGCCGCGTCCGGCAACTGCTCGATGTTGTGGGCCGTACCGGTCGGCCCGGTGACCTGGGCCGTAGACTGCGCCGACAGGAGCGCCTGGACCGTACCGATAGTGGAGTTGATCCGCTTGCGGATGAGGGCGATCTTCTCGCGGTAGTGGACCAGTTTGCCCATCGCGGTCAACGTCTTGAGCGCCTGCTCGAGCCGGGCTTGAATGCCGTACGTCGTCGGCAGGCCCCGCGGGCTGGATCGATCGACGTTCGCCTTCCGGTGTAGGATCGCGTCCTTGGGGACCATCGTTCCCCACCGCGCGTCATCGATCGTGGTGCCGAGGTAGTTGGTCGGCCGGATGTAGTAGCCCTGCGGGTCCTCGTAGTCGCCCTTGAACTGAATGCCGAACCAGACGTCGTCCTGCTGGCTCTTGCCGGGTGGCGTCCACACGAGACGCGGCTCGACGAACCGGACACGGAGGACTCCGTCCTCGTTCTCTTCATGGAACCGGATAAACGACTCGCCGTCCCGGTCCAGGCGGCGTCGGTGCTCAATCTGCACCTCGCGGTAGTCGTTCGTCTTCACGAACAAATCGATCTCGTCCTGGACCTTCTCCAGTGCGTCTTGGGGAACCTTCGAGCCTTCCCCCGCGTGCTTGGGGGCTGCGATGAACACGAACCCCTGCCCGATGGCATGAGTCTTGATGTTCTGCTGCACACCCAACCAGTACGGGTTCGTCTTGCAGAACGCCCGGGACCTCGCCCGGATCATATTGAACTCAGTCTCGTTGATGTAGGCGGCGGCCGTGTCGCTCGGGTAGATCAGGGCTCGGCTGTAGGCCCCCGCCGCCGAGGACGTGGCGAACAGTACGCCGTCCTCGCGGTCGAACATGAAGGAGTCCTGCATGTCCAAGAGGTCGCCGAACCAGGTCGCCGTCTCCTGGAGTCGCTCCAGCTTGCCGACCGCCTCGACGATCCGCGTTCGACGTTGCGACTCTTGGACCTCAAGGAGTCGCTGTTGTTCCGCGACCGGCTCGCCCCGGGCAATCGATTCCTGAATGGCTTCCGACATGACTGCTCCTACGTGTCCAGGTGCTCGGGAAACGGCTCAGCGTCCATGCACGTCTGCGTGGCAAGCACGCACAACTGCTTGCCAGGCCGGCGCAAGCCGCAGTAGTAGACGGGCAAAAACGGCTGCGGCTTGACGCCAAACGTGATGGGCGGCGTGTCGCACGCCGAGTGCAGACACGTCCGCATTAGGTCGCGGATGACGGGGTCCGGTTCATGGCTCACGCTACCACCTCACAAGCCCTGCCTGGATTTTGTTGTGCATTCGGATCGCCATCTCCGCTGCGTCCGGCGCGTCGTCGTGCGCCGCTTGCGGGAACGACCGGATCTGGTCTACGGCCATCTTCATGCTTGGCGAGTTACGGTTGAACTTCATCATGCGCCGGGACAGGTACGGGGTGAGGCGGCGGATTCGGACTTCCTTCGCGATCTGGTCGCTCCCAAGCAGCGTAATGGCCATCGGTAACTTGAGGTCGTCTGCTCGCCTCTGTATATCGGACAGAAGTGCCGCACCTCCGAACTCTTCCTCGATCGCCAAGAAATGTGGCTTCCATCGCTGCTGGATGTCGACCGCCGTCTGGGCAATGATCGACGAGTCGCGATCGTTGGCCATGTCGAAGTCGGTCCACAGGATGTTGTCGTACCATTGCATCAGGCAGAACACAGAATAGTCGCCTGTCTTTCCGCTTCGCCCCTTGGAAGAGTCGAGCGACACAACCTTGACTCCTTTGTCCGGCGCCGGCCACTCGTCGAACCAGATGTGGTCCTCGAACCACTCGGGCGGCCACTCTGCCCCCTCCAGATACACCAGCTCCCCGTACAACTCGCGCCGGGCGCGGGCCGGACTGTACTGGCGAACCAAGAAGTCGAAATACTCCTTCTCGATGAACGGGTTGTCGCACGTAGCACACTGGATGACCTGGATGTCCCGGTCGTCCTTGTTGAGTAGCGTGGTCGACGTCCAGTGGTCAGGGGTGCTGGGCGTGAACGTCGCGGATAGCCACCCGCGGCTTCCGCCCTCACGGAGACGACCGACCATGACCGTATAGACCTCTTCGCTCATCTTCTGGCACTCGTCCAGCCAGCAGCCGGACAGGCTGGGACCACGCAGTCCGTCCGGGTCGTCGCCAGACGCGAGGTAGACCTCAGCCCCGTTCTTCAGAACGCAGCGCGATTCCGTCTTGAAATACTGGTCGTAGTCCCACAGTTGCACCTTCTCCGCCGCTTCGATGAACGTACGCAGCGTTGACCGCTGAAGCATCTTGTACGTGGGCGCCACGATCATGTACGTGTGGCGGGGCTTGCTGCGACGCACTAGGTCATATGCCCCGATGACTGAGTTGTGTGTTGGAATGAATGACCGCGTGCACAGGTACAGATTGCTTGGAGAATCTACCTGAATGCAGCGCACAGGGACACTGGGTACAGGCCGCGCATGAACGATGTATCGGCATCGCTGCCGAGCTGCTTGCTTCCCAGCCGCGTGAAGTCTGGATGCTTTTCTAACAATCCGAAACACGTTCCAGTACGGAGTGAATCCAATACGGTACTTAGGACCACAGTCTTTTCCGTTGCACGTTGCGCGGCCGGTGCGCAAAACTGCCTTTAGCCCAAGACCACAACACAATTCCAGGAATGCGTCGGCCAATCTCCTATGAATCGTCGTGAACTCACACCGCCCATTCGGCTCCGCGTAGCCGTCCGTATCCATCAATCCCGCCAGAAGGGCTTTGCGTTGCTGAACGGATGCACGCAGGTACAGTGGTGGAATCGTTTTGTTTTTGCTTCCCGGCCCTAGTATGCCTAACGCGCGAAGTTGGGTGCGGATTTGTTTATAGTGTCCGCAAAAACGTCCGTCTTTCGCATTGCGTTGAACGCGATACAGTCCCGGCACGCAGATAGCGTAGTTTGGTGCAGTATTGTGGCGCGACGACTCGACCACTCTGGTCTCGTAGCCGTCCGCGCAAATAGCTTCTGTGACCTCGTGGTCAGCGACAGTAATCTGCGCGCTGTTGCTTGTTCCGTCACCAAGCCAAGCGCCCAGCGTGTACGGTTCAATAGGGAGATTCACGTCGGGACATTGTATTGGCTCGCAATTCTCCACCGCGTGGTTCGTCATGTGGCGATACCGCAGCGTCCCAGCAATGCCGCCCGTGGTCCATGTCTTCGGAAATGCGCGAGGCTGACATTGGTGTCGCGGATTTACGAGAGCACCTGGTTGGGTTCGACGGCGAGCAATCGCTCTCCGCTCACAATAGGTCGTACTTGGCCATTCGTGCTGTTCATCCGCGACAACCGACGTTCCGTCGGAAAACACAAGCTGATAGCACGGACGTCCTAGCATGACTTCTGTAGCGGCGATGACCGTACACGGTTTCCCTGTTTCGTCAAACACGCTATCACCGACTTGGATCTCGCCCATCATTGTCCAGCCGGTGGGCGTAGGAATTGGCGTATCAAGAGCCATCGCCTTACCCGAACCTACCCCAGCACAGAACGCCCGTACTGGGTATTGGCTGTCGGTGAACTCCCGCTGCTTAGGATGCAGCAGGATCCGAACTTGGGACGTCGATAGTGGTCTCGGTGGCACCCGTATTGCCGATCTGTGGCGCGTTCGGCTGTGCAGGACCC